AGTGCCCTCGGACGGGGGCATGTTGAAAGGAGCGGCTGCTTTAGTGAATGTCCACGTGCCAGGCGTTTGTAAAACCGCACGAACTAGATTATTAAACGCCATCTTAAATCTCCTTCACACGCACTTTAAAATCGATCTCTTTCACACGGTCTTCCGCCGTCGTGGCGACCACCGTGACCTTGTACTCCTGCCCGTTAGTGCCGCCACCCAGCCAAACCTTCAGCAGGTCTTTATCCTCGCCCACAATCGTATAGGGCGGATGAGGCGTTGGACCCGCTTCGAGCAGACCATCGCCCTCAGTCACAGCGACCGTGGCACTGAGCACATAATCGCTGTCCAACGTCTTAAACCACGCTTTCAGGTCGATGTCGTAATCCAAAACATCGGCGGGTTGTTTCACAAAGCGTTTCATCAGACCTCCAACGATCGATCGGGAATATCCACCACCAGATCAGCATCGCGCGGGTCAACCGACATATAGCGCTGAACAGGGGCAGGAAAGTAATCATTAATTTTGACACCGGCCTCAACCGTCACGCGCGCGACCGATTGACTCGTCGCATTTCGCACAGCCGGTGCAGCAAAGTTTTCAGCCGCAGCAAACGCATCGACCACGACATTGTTGAAGCGCGCCACATCCGGAATGATCGGGCTGAGTGTTGCGGATGCACTGCTGTCTGTTGCCACATTACGAGTGTTAAGCTCGATGCCAACGGCTGTAGCTGCGATGAACGCGTCCGCCGCTGACGCAGCGGTTGAATACAGCAACGTAGCTGACCGCGGTATCGCGCGCGCAGTAAGCTGGCCCGTGCGTGGAAACAACTTATGGCCGTTGGCCACAACCACAGCGTCACTCGAAGCCAAAGAGGCCACATTCGCAACACGGTCGAGGTCCAACTGCGCCAAGGCGGACAGCGCAACCGGGTGAGCCCCGGCGACACGCACCGCCCACGGAATAAGGTTGGTAAGGTTGGCATAGATCAGCGCCGTAGCAGGGGCAGAATCCGAGACTATTCGCTCGTTATACCCCTCCAACACCGCACTGATAACCGCCTGACCGTAATGGGCGATCCAATGCTGCGGCGATGCATCCAGTTGGGCATCCGCCGGTGCGAGAGACGTTTCACGGAACCAGACGTTGGCGGTCCCTAAGCCCGTCGCTGTAATCAGCACGTCATCCAATGCGGGGTATATCTCTGCCGTCGCAGGATCAGCGAACGCTGTTACACTCGGGTAGCTGGTAGCCGACAGCTCATTGTTGACCTGCCACTCACCAAACCCAGACGCGGATGCCGCAAAATCCGAGTACGCCTGACGCGTAGACTCGGGAAAAATAACGTCGATCTGAGCGCCCGCAGCGCCGGTGCCCGTGTGCTGACGCCACCGGTTCGCAAATCCCTCTGCTGCGGCAAACGAATCGGTCTGCGACTCACCATAGAAGCCGTCTACTGTTCCCAAGAGGTAAGCAAACGCGTCCGCATCGGCAAACGGAATCGAGACGTTACGCTCCAACACGGCGTACAACGTCGCATCCGCGCTAGGATTGGACGCACCCGCTCGGGTTCGAACAAGTGCATTATTCAACAGCAAACCCACGGCGCTAGTCGTCACGCGCATGGAGTTGTAGTGAACCTGAGGGAAAAGCGCTGTGGTCGCCGCCGTATCACCCGGCAGCACGTCCACAACCGCGAAGGTACGTACCGTCGTACCGTCGAGGGAGGCGGTCGAAGTTACATTTGAATCGCTAAACAACTCACTTTGAAGAGAGCTGTAGCCGACACTCTCAAGACCGACTCCCAGCATCGATCACGCCTTATGCAAGAGTGATCTTAAGCGCACCGATCGGGAAACTCAGTACGTCAGACGCATCAAGCGTTTTAGGGTTTGTAAGGGAAGCGTGGTACAACAAGTTACCGCCGCTCGCTGCATCAAACAGCGCCCAGTGTGTCACCGAAACCTGCGCATCAACGATTGCAGGAAACGTGATCAGTTTCGCATTGGCCGTATAGCCATCGGTTGCATGAGGAACGTCCCAGCCATCAGAAACAGTCGTCGTGTGACACTGCTGACGGGCATAACCTGAGTCCGCTAACTCAGAGCCTGAACCGGCATCAGTCGGGTCAGTGGTAAACAGAGCCACGTACACAGCACCGCCCGTGTAAGAGCCGCCGCGCAGGGTTGCGTTGATGAGCGATTGCTCAAGGTGGTTACTAAATGCTGACATAACAAGGGTCTCCGATTAATTGTAGTGCCATTGCCACTATTTTAGCAGACAATTCTTACTTTGTAATATCTTGCGTGTAGATATACCGTCCCGAAGTGATCGTTGTCACACGACCCGAAAGATCGGTCATCTGCACATCATAGTAATACGTCTTGGGTGTTTGGTCGGCTTGAATCAAACTCGGTGCAAACTGAACCACACCGTTAGGACCATCCGCTACCGTGCCGGTAAGCGTGTAAAGGTTGTTCTGGTTATCCTCCGGCGCATTGCTGGGGTCCAGGGTCATCTTGAAGGTGAAGCCCGAGATATCGAGTGGCTTACCCTTCGCATCTTTAATATGCAAAATGTCCGCGTAAGTGTCACCGCGCGGTCGCTTGATGTCGTTCATGTTAATCCTCCAAGAAAAGAGTGTGTACCACAGGGGCCACCACCAAACGAATTGGGGTGTGGTCAACGCGAACGGTAAGCGGGGCGATCTCAAAGTTTACGCGGTGTACGGTACCGGTTTTAAAGATAAACCGTGTAATGCCGTTACCCGTCGAGGACGCCGGGGCCACCGAGACGCTGCCATTGCCTAAAATAAAGGTCTCAATTTTCCAGCCTGACGCCTGTGCCCGAGCCGCAACCGCTGCCCCCGTACCTGTATGCGATAGCTCACCAGATGCAGCCGCCATTGCTTCATCAACAACAGCCGCACCGACACCACCAATAATGCGCTGTCCGACACCACTGGCCTGCGCTTGACTCGCGACTGCCGTACCGCTGGCGGTATTAGTCACTTCACCCGTCGCAGAGAGCGTCGCCGCTTGAGCCGCAACCGTTGCCGATCCCGTAATAGTGGCTGCGCCCTGGGACCCGCTTGCAGCAGCAGCCTGAGCCACTACCGAAGCGCTACCTGTAACAACACGCTGAGCAACACCGGCAATCAGTGAAATCGAAGCGCTGACAGCGCCCGAGCCTACGTTCTCGCGCTCTGCGCTGCCGGAGATTGTCGCCGTCTGCGCCTGAACAGCACCACTACCCACCACGAGACGTTCAGCCGAAGCCGATGTAGTTGCCGTCTGCGCCTGCGCAGCACCGCTACCCACCACAAGACGCTCAGCCGAAGCCGATATAGCTGCCGTCTGTGCTTGCGCGTCGCCCGAGCCGCTAACCGAGCCGCCTTTCGCACCAACCGATGTCGTCGCCGAGGCAACGGCAAGGGATGTGCTACCGTCAGACGCGCGGGTACCGACCGTCGTCGTGCCAGTGGGGGCCGACTGCGTAGCGCTGCCTGCATGACCGGCTTCACCCGTCGCAGCATCACCGGTAACAGCCGACGTCGAAATAGCACCCTGCGCACCCAGCTCACCGCTCGCGTTGGTCGCTGTAGCGGCGCTCTGTGTAATCGCATCAGACCGACCGCTGTCGCCCGATGAGGCGACTGCACTACTGGCTGAAGTTGACGTAGCGCCGGAGAGCTCTTCAGCGCCGACACTGCCTGTCGATGTGACCGATGAGGCCGCTGAAACGGTCGTTATACCCAAGGCGCTGAATTGACCCGTGGCCAGTGTCGCTGTCGCAGCGGAGGCCGTTGCAGACCCCTCCCCGCCTTTCTCTTGCGCCGCTGTTGTGCCTATTGCCGTCGAGGTTGACGTCGAGCCAGATAAATCCTCAGCGGCGACCGTGTATGTGCCGGTTAACGCGAAGTAGTCATAGCGAATAGCACAGACGTCACCCCCTTTCGATTTAGAGTACGACTGTGTGAAGCGCACGACAGCGTTATCCCAATCCGTTTTACTGGCGGATAGACCCGCTGCCGTAACAGTGATCGCTGTTGCACCGGTGCTTGTATCCGTCGTAGAGGTTACGGAATAGGAACTGGACGCATTCGTGTAAGCGGTTGAATTGGTGCTATCAAAAATCTGCAGCACAAACGAGTAGGTATCATCGTTGCGCGCTGAGTCAAGGCTGTACTCAACCGTGAAGTTGAGCGCCTGATCGATGCTGCCAAAATCACTGGGCGTTGACCCAAAAGAACGGGTGATCGACTCGTTAGAGTCTGTTGAGTGCTGCTCATAGGAATTATTTGACGAGGCAAGGTTGCCAGCACCAACCAGCGTCCCTAAATCAGCCATTAATCACCCACTTGCCCGCAGGTGATCATGTCAGAGAAATATCCGCATCCGTCAGCGTGTAGGTACCCTGACCGGAAAACGTCTCGTTTGTGATCGTTGAGCTGCCGTAAAAGGTCCCTGCCGTCGATGCGGACCAGTACCCAACATGCGTAACCGTCGTCGAACCTGGCACATCAAACACAGGCTGATTTGAACTGTCCAAGTTCGCTGTAGCCGCTGTGTTCCACGTGATCGGTTTGCGCGCATATGCCGGTGAGCCACCTGTCACCTCACTCGTTCCCGTTGCCCCTGGATCAGCCGTGTGCAACGACACAAAGACAGCAGAACCGGCTAACTGGTCAAGCATCAAGTTCTTCGCGGTATCATTTAACGCCATGATCTACTCCTTAAACTGATGCGGTGTAGGTGAAATTCGACACAGAAACCGTATCGCTTGCACCTATGGTCGTCGATGACAGGTTCAAATCTGCGCCACTCGTTGCAACAGTGCCACGGAAAACCTCCGTCCCGTCACGGTTAACAAACTTAAAGAGCGCAGCTTCACCGCCCGTTGCGTTCGTGTCGTCGCTGATCGCATTTGCAGTCGCGACACCGCCAGCCGCATCACCGAACGCAGGATTTGCACACTCCAATGTCGCAACCTCCACGTCTCCACTTGTCATTATGACAAGCTGACCGTTCGGGTTTGCTGATCCCCCGTCGATCGCGTCCACTACTGAATCAGCCAACGCGTTGCGCTGCGCTGTTGAGTGTGTAATTGCCATGATCTTTCCTCTAAAAAGTCAATATTCTCAGTAATTGTAAACCATGTTAAGTGGCACTGCCACTAATCGAACAGCGCGTCCCACGCGGCTTTGTTCTGGCTAAAGAACGGGATCAGCATGCGAATCTTCTTCTCCATCTCTTGATCAGAGAGCTTACCGTCCTTACCCAAATCAAGCAGCTCATCCAAGCGCGACGTCACCACTGTCGCAGACATCAACGGGTTGCGCCCCCAGTCATAAGCCTGCTTCATATTGAACAGAATCTCCAAGGGACCAAAGCCACCCGTCTTGCTCAGGATAAGACGCGCGTACTCCGCTTCGTCCATCTTCTCGGTGCGATCCTTCTGCAGAATCCACTCGCGCAGTTCCTGACCAGCCATCGCCAAGGGCAGTAGCAGTGCCGCCATCATAAGACCTGGCACCATCGAGTAGGCCGCAGCGCTGATCACGCCCGCGCCCTCGCCTCGCTTGGCATCCCAACGCCCTTTCATGGCACGCCACGTGCCCGCAATAATCACGTTGAAGTAGCTGTAGAAGAACTGTTTAAGGTGCCATGCCAACTTCATATACGGGTTGTTACCCCACGCTGTTGCTTCAAAGCGTGAAGGTCGAACCACTGACTCGTAGACAAACTGGTTAATCGCCTGATCGACAGAGATAACCCCCTGCTGGCCTGCGCGTAACCAACGATCAGCATCCTCAAAGGAGAGATTTAACTGTTTAAGATCAGCCAAGCCCTTCTCATCGCCTGCTTTAACCGCCTGTACGGAACGCGCGATGTAGCGCTTCGCAAGGCCCACCGAGATCGCACGCGCTGCCCGCATGAGCATCTGCTGACCGTTGAACTTGAACAGGTAGTAGTTGAGCTTATGCTGCGCCGGTGACTGATATTCTGGACCCATCGACTCCATCACCGCGAGCTCCGCCATGTCACCCATCACGATCCCAAGATCAGTCGCCTGCTGGTAGTTCTCTTTAAACTCGCCCAACACTTGCAGCATATCAACGAATGTCGTGCGCCCTGAGCCGCGAACCGCACCGCCTGCCAATTCAGGAATCGATGCCACACCCGAAAACGCCAACACGGTGTAGTTCAGGAAGGTCATTATCCAGTTCTGCGTATTACGCAGCGCGTTAGGCATTGAGGTGCCATCCAGACCCATCGCGTTACGCACTAACTTGCGCGCTTCAATGGCCGCTTCCGCCCCTTTCTCTGTGCGAATCCGGTCAAAATGCTCATGTAACTTAGCGTTAGGCGAGTAGAGCTTGCCGTCTTTCTCAAGCCCCATGCTTTCGGCCAACTTCTGCGCCTCGTCAACGGAACCAATCGTCGAAAGATCAACATGCGCCTGTGCCAACATGCGCAAGCGCGCGGAGTCTAGGTACTCAACCTCCACAAACCCGCCAAACTTCTCTTCCCAAGCCGTGCGTTTCGCCGCCGTTTGCGCGTAGTGGTGAAGAATCGCGTTGGGGTTATCGAGCAAGAAGCCTTCAGCAATCGCATCCTTGTAGAATGCCTTGTTCGCAAGAAGGCGATCCACATTGGCATGCTGGCTCACGGGCTTACCAGGGCTCACCGAAAAATCGTTCACGCCGTCGCTGTAGAGGATCGAATCAACGACAATCCTAACCTGCTCTGCGTTCACATCCTCAGCGTTAAAATGCTTCAGAATCAGCGCTTCAAAATCTGAACGACGCGCTGCAATGACCTCATGTGAGAACGCTTCCGGTACAAAGTCCTCGCGTGGATGGTAGGGGTGGCGTTTACGCATATCCGCGTCCATCACATCAATGAGACGACGTAACTTCTGACCCAACGGAGATTTGCGCCCCGCACGCAGATCATCCCACGCGCGTTTTAGCTGCGCTTCACCCAACCCTTTGGTCGCCGCTTCAATCTTGCCCGCCCAGCGATCATTCAAGAAATACGAGATTTGCTGCCAAGCTTTCGTGCCTTGTGCAGTCCGTGAGTACTGGTAGAGATCAGCACGTAGCGCCTCATCGATCTGGTTCAGACGGGCGACAACCGAGCGGTACATACCACTAAAACGGTTATTGAAGACAGCGCCTTTGCTCTTAGCAAGCAACTGACGCGCTTCGCGCTTGGGATCAAAGTTATGTACTTTATCCTGTACCAGTGAGCGGCGTGTGGTGCGCTCGCCGCGACGGTACTTCATCAGGATACGATCAAAGAACGCCATCGCGTCCTCATTAGCACGGTGCTCAAGCAGCTTCTGCACCTCCAGCCAGAGGCGGCTGATCAAGCGCATGATGCGGTTGAATAGGCTGTTGACCTCGTAGCTGCTGACACGGCCCATCTCAAACCCCGGAGTATCGACCGAGCCATCCATCATCCAATGTGCGAACTGGTCAGCCATAAACTCGCTAAAGTCGGTCGCCCCGTCCTGCTCCATCGCCTCGCGCAAGATCGTCTCAGTGCGCTCGCTCATCAGCGGAACGTGGGTTTCGAAGAATGCGTGGCCCAGCTCGTGAGCAAAGGTCGTAACCTGCTCCACCAGTGAGCCGCTGTCCGGCATCACGATGACACCGTAATCCCCCGCCGAGTAATACGCGGCTGCTTTAGGATCACGCCCCGCTAGGTTCTCAGAGAGCATTTGACGCGCCTTCGCGCTCATCTTAGTGGTATTCAGGTCACGGCGACGCAGGACCACCAGCGGTTGGGTAAAGCCCAATGAGTTACGGATCGAGGTAATCATGCCAAAGATCGCAGCATCAACGGTCTTCGAACCGGTGCCTACAGACGTCACATTATCGGAGTCATAGGGATTAAAGTTCTCAAGCCCCAACGCTTCGGTGATCTGTGGCATCGGCAGTGGGTTGAACTTACGCGAGGCTATATCCGCGCGCAGCTGCTCCGCTTCACGCTCTTGCTGTGCCAGTTGGTCGCGGTAATCAGAACCATCATCATTCGAACGGCGCACGTTATCGCCCACATCCAACACAGACTCAACCACAGCACCTGAACGATCCGCTGTCGCGGCATCGGCCTCTACCTGACGTTGTTCTGCTGTCTTAACGTCGCGTTGCGCTGCCGTGCGCTGATCGCGCTCCCAGACCTCATTACCCTCTTCATCAACCGCGACACCTTCGTCCTGATAAAACTTCCCTGGTACCTCTTGGTTATCCATATTCCGAACATCAAACCCTACGATGTCCGAATCGCGCTCGACCTCCTCAATAGCCATGCGGTTGCCTGCCTCATCCCACGCGCCCGCTGCCTTAGCGGCCTGACGTGCTTGAATGAGCCATGTCAGCGTGCGGGTTGCTTTAGCTGCCTTCTTATAGGCCGCTGCACGCTCTTTCTCTTTGTTGATTACTACTTCGGAGGTATGGTTGACCAGCGGCCAATTCAGGGCGTGGTAGAACCAGTTGCTTAAGTGTGGGTCGATAGTCCCACCCACCTGAACAAACCGTGCCTGTTTAGGGTCTTTGCGCTCATCCGTATTCTCCTCGATGACCGCACCCGCCTCTTCCCACATCACCAGTAGGTCGGCTTCAAGCGTCTCAATATTTTCGCGCACAGCATCCAAATCCCAATGCTGCAAATCGATGTTCACATCGAGGTTATATTGCGCTGCTTCACGCGCCTCACCGTAGGTCACAGCATGACCGGCTTTATCCACCCCAATGACCAAGCTGTCATCGAGGAATGAACGATCAGGCGTCACCGGTGCATTCGCTGCTTCGGCCTGAGCAATCAGTTCATTAAGACCGGCTTCAAACGCAAAGAACATACGGCCCCATTCGCCGCCAAATTCCTCTTCGGTGTATTCACGCCCTAAGGCTTGGATGGAAATCGCATCATAGCCACCCGTCAACGGACGCGGCGACTCACTGCCCAATACATTCAACATGCGCGGGCTAATAAGGCCGAACAGAACATTCTTACCCTTATGCTGCTGGGTATTACTCACCGCTGTCGCAGAACCTAGTTTAGAGCGCTGATTCTCCAGATTACCGGCACCGGCATGCACCACTTCATTGCCATCGAAAAAAATGGCTGATCCACGCATCGCGGCTTGTTGTTTTTGACGCTTAAAGGTCGCAGGTTCGTCTGTCGCGATCGGAGCCCATGAAACACCCGTCGCATTAGCCGGTTTCTCACCTTGCGCATCGCCGTAGTACTTCTCGCGCACGGTCTCATAAATATCGTAGAACTTACCCTCGACGCTGACAGTAAACTCAATGACACCGGCCTGAGACGCTTTGGCAAACAGGTTTTTAGCGTTAACCGTCCCGTCATTCGCAAAATTATCAATCTGCGTAGCAACGTGAGATTGAATATCACCGCGCATCTGCTGGTTGGTCGAGGCCTCTTGCTCCATGCGCGTCGCTACGTCGTGATAGACCTCAAAACTCATGGCCTCAGGTACCTTAACCTTACGGTCAGCCACCATATCGTCATACGTCGCCCTCAGTGACTGCTCGATCGCTGGGCCTGCGTTAATGTCATATCGCTGCCCAATCGCTGAAAGTACCGCGCTATCAAAGATAAACTGACGAATCCACGGAAACGCTTTTTTGAACTGGGCATCTGATAATTCGCTATCACCGAGTAAGGGACGGTTGTGCTGCGCCGTGCGCAACTCCTCTCGAATACGTGTCTGCACGTCGAGGATCAACTGACGACGGTTATACCCTACATCCGAAAACGGGACGCCAAGCTCTTTTGCAGCCGCCTTGAGGTCCGCATTAGACAACATCTCTTTCGTTATTGAACTCGGCTTACGGTTGAGCTTCAGATCGTGCAGGTCAGTCAGCGTATTCGCTGACTCCGCATCGACACGGAACAGTACCGGTGCCCACTGCTTAGCCACGTCCAGCGCAACCTCTGACGCATCACCAAAGCGAGTCATCACGGATTGCTCTGCCGCTTGAGCTTCCCGCTCGCGCTGCTCACGAAGAAGGCGATCTTGCTCAGTGTTAGACTCGCGCACCGGCGTAGATGGACGCGTTTTCTGCGTCTGATTGCCCGTGTTGTAAAGCGTAGCCATAATGTTCGCCAAACTCTGACGGGTCGAAGTGTCTTTCGACAACGGCACGAACACACCGTATTGGTTCGCAATATCGATCAGTTGCTTATCCGAAATATCTGAAGCGGCAATATCCTCGGGAGACATGCGCCGATTCTGCGCTCCGCCCACGTACACACCAGCGCCTTTCAGGTTACGCGCTGTCTGAACACGATCAATCTTCAGTGATTTCGTTATCTCAGCGTCCGCTGTTCCCACAGTCGTAACACCTAAGTCGCGCAGCGCATCGGCTACCGCTTTAAAGCTCACCTTGCCCCGCGTGAGGTCCGCCAACACCTGTTCACGAGGGCGCAGGGTCGTGTTCTCCTCATCCACAAACAAGGAAGCGGTACCGCGCTCGTCCTCAGAAACCTGTTCTTGCTCTTGAGTTTGTTCGACCTCCACGCGATAGCCTGGGCGCTGATCAACAGTAGTCTCACTGACCGGCGCTGCCTGACGTTCACGCTGTACGTCCAAGGCGGACATAACCTCAACTGTATAGTCCGGCGGTACCTCTTGAGCTAAAGACTCGGCGCGAGTAGTCGGGTCTGAACTGGCTTCAACATGCGCTAACGTCCCATCCGGTGAACGGGCAACGACCACTTGATCACCCTGTACGTCGTCAAGATTCTCGTCATACCCCGCATCTTGCTGACGTTCTTGATTATCCGCGGTCTCTTTGACTTTGTTCGGGTCTAGCGTCGCCTGCCAGTTGCCGTCCTCTTGCTCTGTGAAGATGACGCTAATGCCCGACTTCTCAGCCTGATCACGTGCGAATGCAACATCGTCCTTGTGGAAATAATCAGTATCGTAATCAGAATCGGGATTCACCAGCAGATCGATGTTAGCCCGCGTAATCTCCTCACCACTGGGCGTGAACTCAGTGGGGGCTTTCTCGCCACGAACGGTCTGAACAACACCGCCCGCGCCGCCAAGCGAACCACCGACAATCGCACCGCGCAGGCCCGCGTCGATAACGTCGTACCAATCAATCTCGTGACCGCCCTTCTGCAGCTTAATCGCCGATTCGGTGACAATCGACTGCATCGCTTCGGTCATGCCCTCAACCAGAAGACCTTTCCCACCATTCGCAACAATGTTATCGGTCAGTGTCTTCCAAAAACCTTTAGAGGGATCAGACGTCGGTTTCTTGATGATCAAATCAAACAGCTTTTTAGTACCATACACATCCAACGTGGTGTTAATCACTGCCGGTATCCACGCCGCTTCAGGATTATCGACACCTGCCTCTTGCAGCGCCGCGTAGTTCTCACCGAGGTGCTGCCCTGCTGTGCTGGTCACAAACCCCGCTTTCGCACCAAACTGCGCGCCTTTCATCATCGCAAAACGACGGACCATTGAATCTGTCGCCCCCGGACCCACTTTGCGGAGCAACGCCTTCATTGCCGCAGCGCGCGCTGTGCGCGACGCTGTGACCGCTGCCACACCACCCGCACCGGATACCGCTGTGCCCGCCAACATAATCGCAGCGTCACCCAATAGTTGGGGGGCTTGCTCGCCTAGCGTCTCGACAAAATAGGTCCAGCCATCGGCAAGGCTATCCACATCATCCCAGCGCTGAACCCGTGCAGGATTCTTAGCCGCCTCCATGATGTTGCGCTCGAAGCCTTCCTGCCCCCAATCATGTAGCGCATCAAAATCAGCGACCTCACCAAACCACTCTGCCGCTTTGTAAAACATGGCTTGCGTGTTGTCGGTGCCTCGATCAAACGCCGCCCCGAAGGTTGAGCGACTCGTGTCAGGTAAAACGTTCGCTTTGTTGACCGCTTCGGCATGCGACAGACGGCGCTCTTTCTCTTGAGGAGAAATAAGAGAGGCTGGATCAGCCATCTCATCGCGGCGAGCGAACTCATCAAAATAGGGAGACTCCCCCTTAAACATCGTCGGATCAGCACCATACTCACGCGCCATAAGAGCGTTCACATCGGTCCCATCCTGCGTATTCACCAGCCGCGCGACGGTACGGTCATAGGTGCTATCGCCCGTGTCCTCAACTTTAATCTTGCCTTGGTTCGCCTTGAGGTAGTTCGCTAACGCCAATTTTTGGAGCTGCCCCCCACGCTCAGACCGTTCACCAGGCGCATGTGAGGTTTCCGGCGTATCAATACCGCTCAAACGCAACCGTTTGCCGGTGCGTTTGTCCTCGACGGTATCGCCATCGATCACAAGGTAGTCACCCGCGTCGATGAAACCGGTCGGTTCAGAGGAGTAGAAATCAGGCGCTAAAGCTTGGGAAAGGTTGTCGGTGCGAGCCTCAACACGGTTATCAATCTGGTTGAGAATATCTAGCGCGGTTGGGCTTGCCATAGGGGTCTCCAATAAAAAAGCTCTCCCGCAAGTATAGCAAGGAGAGCCCTATTTCAGTAGCAATGCCACTACTATTAGTCGTCCTGTTGGTTACGCACCAGCTCAGGGAACTGGCCCTTTTCACCGAATAGAGCTTGCAGCACACGCTCTGTCTGAGAACGCGTCCACTGACGACGATCTTGCGGTAAACCTTTAGAGGTTAACCAACTCTGAACCTCAGGCGTTGCCAAGGCGGTCTCAATACGCGCCTGAACCCCTTTAACGGTTTCAGACTTAGCACTGCCAGTGATGTCCACCGCCACACTGCCCGCAAAGGCTTGGATCGCACCGTTTACCTCAGCGATATTCTGAGCCGCTGTGTACGGTGACTTCGGAGATTCGTAGCGGTAATCATCGGTCTGTGCTAACTGATCCAGTGAACGCTGAGACGCCGCTGCTGCTCTCGAACCTAATTCGGACGCCTGATCGTTCATCGCAATCGACGCCTGTGAGTTGTCCACGACTTGCTGCTCAAGCTGACCAAGACGCGTTTTACCTTCCGCCTGATCGTATGTGTTATCCAACATACGTTTGAAGGTGTAACGGACGGCATCCGCATTGACGTCACCCGACGCTGAGAAGTTTGTCTTACGACCCGTGCCTGACACATCAAGATACAGATCAAGGGCGTCCAACGCCTCCATGTAGCCTTTTTGAGTCGGGTTTTTGTCAAATTTCTGCAAAAGATTGTCGATAGTCGTCATCGTTGGAGTATCGAGGTCCATCGCCTTCGTCTCCTCAACAATATTTGACCAATCACCACGTAGTCGCTCGCCATCCTGCATAACTGCGGTCGCCTCTTCGCCCCGCGCACGAGCCGCTTCAGCAAATTGATCCCGCTGGCCAAGCGCACCTTTCTGCTGCGCCGCTACTGAACCTGCACCCGCTTCAACACCGAGCCGTTGTGCAGCCGCTCGACGACCCAACTCCTGTGAATCCGACATACCAGCGCCTTCATAGCCCTGAGCCGTTTGAGAGATCGCCTGAACGTAGTCTGACAATGCAATCGTGACGACTTGATCGCTCGCACCATTCTCGGAAGTTTGAGGACCAACAGAGCCACGCGTTTTATTCGCAATTATCAGCGTCAGTTCGTTAGGATTCTTGGGGTTCTGCATCACGTTAATAACGTCACGGTTCTCAATATCACCGCCCAGAACCGCTGATTTAAGGTCAGGCGTTGAGTTAAGTATCGCCATCGTGCGACCCAAGTTAACGGGCGTGAGCAGCAATGCAGGGTTCAATGTGCCGTCATCGTTCATCGAGGAGTTAACAATCTGCGAGAGATTACGCCCAATCGCCTTATCACCTTGCTCTTGTATCTCATTCTGAACTGTCAGCAGCGCTTTTTTGTGATTAGCGGCAGCTAACTCAGCGGCGTCTTGCTCCGACACAGCGCTTAGCTCAGCGTTGCGATCCCGCTCATTAACACGCTGTTGCGCGGTATTGGCCCGCGACGTTACTGCCGACTCTTCCGCCTTCAGTTTCGGTAGACCCAAACGCTGTTCTTCAAGCGACTGTGTAAGATTATTCTGCGCAGTCACACCTTCATTAAGCGCAATAGTTTGGGCGCTTTTAGCTTTAATTTCGGGTACACCCAACGCCGCTAAACGTTCTTGTAGGCGCGCCGAGTTCGTTTGCGTAGCAATGGTCGCACGGTTTGTCGCAGCCGTAGCCGCAGCACCAGAATCATAGGTTCCGTGTGCCAACGCTGCTTCGTGGGTCGCAACCTGACCGTCCGCAACCGCTGCTTGGCCCGCAGCCGTCTTGTTGTAAAGATCATTCGCAATCGCCGCGTTGTAGGTCGCCGTCAAAACCCGTGCTTGTGTCTCGGCGTAGCTCGCCTTCGCCTCCCCTTCGCGCAGTGCAAACGGGTGGAGCTCCTCCGCACGACTATTCTGATCGCGCATAAACCCAAGTTGCTCATCAGCACGACGATCCGCGTTCTGCTTCAGGCCATAATCCGCTTCCCACTTAATGAAGTCGTTCTTCAAGCCTTCCCGACGCAGGATGCCATCGCTGTAATTGCCCAAAACCCTATTTGCGTCAAAGCCGTCGAAGAAAGCCATGTCTTACCTCACAAGAAAAATGCGGCTATCGAGCCGAGAGTACCAATCGTTTGCCATTGATTCGCTTTGGCCTGTGCCTTGTTCTGCGCGTTCGTCGCGTTACGGTTCGCTTCCAGTGAGGCCGCCGTACCCATCCCGTCCAGTGCTGAACTGTTCACTCCACGACCGACCTGCATCAGTGACGATGCAAGCCCAAGGTTACGCTCGCGCTGATCAATCCGCGCCGTATTCACAGCCTGTGCAGTTCCCGCTGCCTGACCCAACGACTGTTGGCGATCAAGCTGAGCGCGCTGCGCCCCGTTCACATTCATGCCGTAGCGATCAATGGTGCGATCCAATGACGCCGCAGCTACACCGTTCTGCATCTGAGCCGTATCTGCCGCTTTGTCGATGATCTCTGTGCTGTTGATGTCACCGACCATCTTCTCTTCAAGCGGTGCGTACTGTTCAAGAAAGTAGTTCCAATCGTCACGCGTTGTCTGCGCTAAGATGGCATCTGCTGCTGAGCTCGCCATTATGCGTACCTCCCCATACCTGACGATGCATCCCAATCCGGTTGATCTGATTTCAACCGCTGACGCATCGCGTCCTGATTCGCTTTGATCTCAGACAACCCTTTACGGTGCTGATAACCTTGCACACCGCCCATCGCGATCTGCCCGAGCGCCGTACTGAATGCATCATTCTCTACAGCCTGGGCGCGCGCTTTTGCGACCGCTTCTGTGTTCGACGCCCGCGCCGCAACAGCCATGCCGTTCACGGCATCAGTCGCCATGTCATTGCCGATCTTCAGTGCGCCCAGCTGACCCTTATCTTTGATCTCTTGAGCCGTCTTATTCGCGCCCACCACGGCCATTGTTCGCGCATCACCTAAGCTCTTCGCGGTTGAACCAAGTTGAGACGCAGACCCGCGACCCAGTGCTACGGCATCGCCCATTGAGTCATCAGCCGCTTGCGCCACATCGGCAACGGCTCGCCCGCCCAACAACGCAGAGGTGTCTTTCGCAACCTCCTCTTGGAAGTTCTGCTCAACCGGTCGGTACAAGGAACGATAGCGGTCGCGGCGAGCCTTAGAAACTTCGGCTAAGGCCTTCTCGTTCGCTGACTCCTGAACCTTAGGAGCGCTACTCTTCTTACCCATGCTGTACCTCCCGTACAAACAACTTAGAGTCAGATCGGAACCCAATCTTCTCCATCTGACGATCCCAGCCTAAACGCGGGCTAAACCACTCAATGCGGTCGTACTCCAACTCACTGGCCAGCGCATCTACCGCGTCGCGTAACTCCAGCAGTACATCGCTCAGCGGGATCAGATACGTCATGTCCATGTTCAAAACACGTTTCTGCGAGTACCGATCCGTATAATCACTGAGGACCGTGAAGCCCACGCAGTCGCCCTCTGGAACTTCAACCCAATACAAATGAACGCCGCCCGTCGTAAGCTCACGGTAAACGTCTGCCGGGTGAAAATCCGCGTTGCACTTATCGATCACCTCGCCCACACCGGTCACAAAAAACTGCCAGTTCGCTCGCAGCTCTGGAATCGAAGCGGGGATCAACAAGACCATCACAAGCCCCCGTACTTCACCGTGCGCTTTGCATGTGTGCGACCCGAGGACGCGCGCCCTTTAGCCATCACCATCTCGTTAGCAAACATGGCCTCATAGGTCACAGCCAACTCGAAGTTGCGCAACTGAGATGTGGGGTATCGGTAAAGCTCACCGACAGCCCCATTCACAAACGCGGGGCCATATTCATCGAGAAAACGGTCAGGAAACTGCGGACTGGTGCGCGAAGTCGTCAGACAACACATCACATTCACAACATCACCAGAGGCTAAGCGCCCATCAAAGATCAGCTCAGCCCCTTCTGCATAGACCTTCTCGGGTTTATGGTCGGGTTCGGGCGTAAACATGATCTCGCTACCGGCGAGGTCGAGGGCGTCACCGTTGCGCGTACATTGAATCAACGAAACGAGCTGGCTACCGCTGGGTAAATCCAGATCCAGTACATACGCCCCATCAAACACGCTCGGGTTCTCAAGCACCTCACGCCAAACCATCGACTCCACAAAGAAGCGGTGGGCAGCACGATTCAGCGCCTCCTCGATCGCCATATCAGGCACGTCAGGGATATAGTTCGCTACACGCGGGATCAACGTTGAAAGGGTTGCCATTAGCTCGCCTCACTCGAAAGCTTAAAATTCATAGACAGTGAGAAACGCTTATAGGCCGCATCCGAGAGTTGGAAGTTCGCCGTCGCTTCAGCGTCTTTGAGATAAGCGCGGTACAGCACAAAGTCCAACACCGCGTTGAAGTACCGATCATCAACCGTCAGTAGATCCGTCGGTAACGATACGACGGTAGGCTCTTTGGTGTAGAGAATATCCAACGTACCCGACGCTTTAGGATGCACGTAAAAATAAAGCGGGTGTTCGGTGCTGTAGACATAGTGCAGAACCGTATCGCCCTCTTCGGCGTGCCATTCTGGGTACATGGCATCTAAAATGCCCTGCTGCACCTGACGCACTGCACGCCCTTCGCCGGTGCGAATCACATCCACCAGCGCGATCCCGTCAGCCGGTAATGATTGAACCGTATCCGTCTCATCGAGCGTGATCGTGCCTCGCGCTGCGGATGCTGTTCGATCAATCAGAATGACTTCGCGCTGCGCGTCGTTCACCCACTCGATCAGCTCCGACTCAGGCCAACGCGTGCCCAGCGTGTCTTGGAGGATAATCGCTGCACGTGCGGCTACTTCACCCGCCGTGATCATTACTCAGCCGCCTTTTTACGCTTGCGCTTAGGCGTCTCTTCAACAACAGGCGCGTCGTCAACGACAGCAACTACTTCTTGGATACCGGCTTCAAGCGCCGTCTCAATCAGAAAATCACGAAGTACACGACGCTGACCGGCTTTGAACAGCGCAGACTGTCCCGCCTTAGCAATCGTCATGTCTTTATCACTTACAAAAATGCGCGGCATGCTCACCCCCTAGATAGAAGAAATTGGGGCCAGATGTCTGGCCCCGCCACCTTAGATCGAGATCGAGGTGTCAACTGTGATGATGCCGAAATCCTCAACAGTCGAAGGATCACGTGGATTGCCTTTGAACTGTGGCTTGAGGAAACCGAACATCTTACCAACCGAAATACCAGGCTGGTTTTTGTAGTCGAAGTAATCTTCGTCCCAGTACGGCGTGCCAATGTCTGCCATACCCAGTGCCTGAGCACCACAGAACAGCGCGCGCTGACCTTCGTCGTTACCCGAAACTGTACCGAACTTCGAACCGCCTGCCGCCGCATGAGTTGTGAATACGTGGCGGAATTCGTGGATAACCACGCCGTCAACCATCACAGAGTCAGTGCCTTTGAACAGGCTGTTCTTATCACCGCGTACACCCGCATGACGGACGTTGGTGATGAAGTCAGAGTCAAGCTTCAGATCAGCCATACCCTGAGGCGTTACAAACATATGGTAAACCTCACCAGCGCCGGTGCGGATGCCACGGATGTAGCGATCTTTAGCCAGAGCTTTCAGGTTCACGATAGTTTTGTAGGTCAGAGCACCCAGCTGGCCGTCAGTCGCGTCATAGCCTGTACCGTCAGTCAGACCGCCGGTAGCGTTAACCCAAACCTGACGGTTAGCCGTTGGTGCAGGTGACGCTTCAGCGAACTCAAGGTCAGACAGGTTCTGGCCCGTCGCTAGAACAGGGCGAGTCGCACCGCGAGTCGTCTGCGTGTATGGGATTGAAGACATGGTGAGGAACGCAAGTTCGTCGATCTTGTCAGCCATCCAGTACGCAAGGCGATCCTTAGCCGCTTCACGGAAACCGACCACCGATTTCTGTTCAGCCAAACGACCTTCGTTACGCACAGCGTTACGCAGTTGGTCGAGCTGGATCACAACATCGTAGGCCTTCATCGCCTCCTCGTTGCCCTCTAGCGTGTAGTCGCCGGTGATACCGTCGTTCGCCAGATCAGCTACGAGTGTGAGGACCGCACGGGTACCTTTCTCAGATTTAGTCAGGGTATTGATGCGCTGAACGACAGAGTTCTGATCTTTACCCGCAAACTGCATGATGAAACTGTTGTTACGAACAACCTTCCAAAAGTCGCGTGACCACGCCGTTTTCTGTTCAGTGGTCAGCGACGCAAAGTTAGTTAAAGCCATGAGCTTAACTCCTTGGTCAAAATTGAATTAAAAACCTTCTTACCACTGCGTATCGTGCAGAAAACGAGGGCCGTAACGGGGCAAGCGATCACCGGTATCGTGGGTGATGTACTGCCTAAATAGTAGCAGTGCCATTAAAAAAGCGCAATAAAAAGCCCCCGAAGGGGCTTAGGCGTACTGGAGTGCTATACGTAGTCACCCCTCAGTTTAGCCCGAGTTGACGCAGGCAGCGCATCAAACTCCTCTTCCGAGAGTGAATTCACATCCACCATCGGCTCAGAGATGCTTGAAGCCGGTGCTTTTGGCGGCTGCTTCTGCGCCATTGCCACCTTACTCTCCAGATCGCTGCGCTTCTCTTGCGTGCGTTTGGCCTCAGGAGACGCTTTAACCGGTTTTTGAACCGGGGCCTGTGTCTGCATGAGTTCAGGTCGAATCAGCCTCACAGCGTCCTCTACGGCCCTCTCAACGGCCATCGCAGGACTGTGCCCCTGATTCACGTACATCTCCTCGTACATCACAGCACGATCAATCAGCTCGATATCCGCATCTTCTGCGTTCGAATCCATCTGCGGGTAACGACGGTAGATATCCTTCAAGGTCGCCTTAAGCTCAATGCGCGCTTCGATCTGTTCAGCCATCTGTGCGGGGTTAGCACCTTCAGAAGTCTTCGGTGTCGCACGCGCAGTCGCCATTTTGACAAGAGCCTGTTGCTGCAGCTCGGTTGCGGCGTCAAGTTCGCCGTCCAATACCTTTGCATTCGCCTCACGCATGAGCTTGTTCGCTTCGGCAATGGCAGCGTTGAACGCCTCGTCGGCAGCGGCATCCGTCTCTGCCTTTTCACGCGCAGACTTAAGCTCTGCAAGTTCGGATTCAAGCTTTCGGCGCTTTGCCACTTCATCATCAAGGCGCGCCTTCGGAATCATTATCTTTTTAGGAGCCGGTTCATCCTCAACTCGTGCCTCATCAGACTCTGGTACGTCACTCTGTACGTCCAAAGGCTCTTCAGCCTCGGCAGTGTCAGCCGCGTCTGCTTCGGCAGGTTCAGCCTCTGCTTCCTCAACCGGCGCTTCACTAGCGGCGGCAAGTGCATCGTCATCCGCTGCAACCTCGTCCGAAATATCGGTGTTTTCGAGCGCATCTGACGATTCAGTAACTTCATTTCCATAATCCATTGGGGCGTCATCAAACTCGTCCTCATCCCATGCACCAGGCATGAGTTCGCGTGCGAGTTGTTCGCTCATTGGTTCTGCTGACATGCGGTACCTCTGTTATCGTTGGCTAGTGTTTGGCTTATCTTTAGCAAGCTCTCGTTGTGTAGAGAGACGGGCATGCTCCGAAATCATGCGGGAACCCATCTCTTGTTTACGCGTCTGCTGAGTCAACAAGGCCAGCTGTATGCGGGTCTGCAACTCTTCTCGCTTCATCGTAATCTTCGCCTCCAGCTCATCCATGCGCGCTTGATCCTGCTCATTAAGCGACTGCGCTTTCTGCGCCTGTAGCTGCGCACGGGACTGAAGCTCCATAACCTCGCCTTCCATCTTCGCAAGGTCGAGCTGTGCCGCTTTAAGCTGCATCTCCTGCTGCATCTGCATCAGCTGCTGCTCCTCAGGCGTCGGCTCATTGAAGCCGTTCATGCCTTTAAGCAGTTCCGCGAGCTCACCCTTACGGGCCAAGTGGCTGTACTCAACAATCACATGGTCAGGGATCATCACGCCCAGTTCGCGAAGCTGAACAGCCTCTGCAAACTGTGACTCATCGAAGTTATCTCGGTTGGGCTGAGTGCTAATAACAACATCGTAAGTGCCTATCGTCAGGTCGTTAAGAATCGCGCCGTCGGGTGACATCTCATTCACCACAAACTGCTGCTCTTTCGCCTGCTCCCCTGGCAGCATGTCGTTCACAATGCGAACCACGCGCTCCTCGGTATAGAACTTCTGAATCAAGCGCAGCATGCGCTCGGCTAGAATGTGGCGCGTCTTAGCGAGGTTATCTAAGGGCACCTGAATCTGTATCTGACCACGGGCTTGCTTCTGCTGCAGCGCAACGCCCGAGATTTCAGCAGAGGTATCACCCAGCATCCCATCGTTGACGCCCGAGATCGAGCGCAAGTTCATCGCCGCTTTCTGGCCGATGCGATCAAGCCCCGTTGGAATCTGGTTGGGTTGAATCTTCTGGGGTGGGTTCGAGCCGCGCGCGTGAACCAGCACAAGACCCGTCTCCGCACCGCGATCAGCCAGCTCGTGCTCATCCATATTCGTGAGCGTGCCATCTTCAACGGTCCAACCTGAGTTCGCGGTTGTATTGACGATGTGTAGCTCTTGGCTCGCGGTCTTGTTCAACTGCTCCTGCGCGGAGATCAAGTTCTCGACCATGCCAAACGGGCGACCTCGGCGGAAGTACGGGAAATACGGCACGACGGTAAAGTCGTCGTAGATTGACCAATCATCGTAGAGCAACACGTGATCCGCCGTAATCGTCCAACGGATACGCTCACCCATGCGTTTGATGATGCCCAGACCAAACTGCTGCTGCATCGCCAAAATCTTCTGATCGTCCCACGACTCAGGGATCGGGCTCATATCACCCGTGCGATAGTCTACAAAGTAGCGCATCTGCGCGAGCTGCTTATGCTGACACTCGACAACACGAACGCCCCTGATTGCTCGGTTATCTACCTCTGTGTCTACAGAATCGACATCGATGTTGCCGAATGTCATTGGTTTGCTGTCGAACTGCATCGAGTCACGTCCAAAGTGACTACCGGCATCCGCCAAGAACTGCAATTCGTTCGCTTTGTCTTTGCCGTAGAGCCGCTTAATGTCCTCAAGCGTCATCCACGTTTGGGTATAAACCGACTTCCATGTCTTGGGGTCATACTCTTTCGCTTCTGGATCAAGGACAACCTCACGCGGATCGCGAGCCATGACTCTCACTTCGCCGCGCAGGTCGTCCTCGAAATCGAGCCGTATGTCGAAGAACCCGCGCCCTGTAATCAGGCCGTCTTGGAACACTTCGCTCTCCACCCAATCGAGGCGGTTACGGTCTTGAACCTGTAGAGCGACTTTCGCCAGTACGTCAGCCGTCTCTTGATCCCCGCTCGTGCGGGGTTTGAAACTGATATCCACACGCGTGGTACTCTGCTCCCCCATCACGGTGTTAATCGTCGGGAGAATCATGTTCAACGTCAGTGCAGGACGGCGCGACGCTTCCAGCCGCCGGATGTCCTCTTCGGCCCACTGCTCCCCCGCGTAGAACGCGTCGAAGCGATCGGCTTTTTCGATGAATTCCGAGTGCCCGTTGTCAAACGCTCGTCTAAACGCAAGCCACTGAGTACGGGCTTTATCCATCGTATTTGTCGTCACTGCTGGCTCCGAAGGGGTATTTAAGTGTCATTGCTACTATTTTATATCAAGTCAAGCGATTTGCATAACTAAGCACCCATATGACCGCTGCCCGCACCCGATTGACGCACCATTTTATTTAAACGGTCCCGCCACCCTTTCGTCTGCTTCGGTTTGATCTCGTTCACAACGGTCATGCCTTGGATCATCTGACCGATCCACGCCATCGCATCCACACCGTCGTCATGGACACCGGAGGGGAAGCGCAACATCTGATCAATGAGGTACTGCGTCGCTTCACAGCCTTGGCGGAAGAACACCTCGCCGCGTTTCATCAACGCCTGAATCGGGCGTGCTCGCAGCTGCTTATCGCGTCGCCCAGGCTTAAGCTTTTCGATATACATCGTCTGCATGCCACGGCGCGTGATCTCTTGCTCTAGGTAAGGGCCGATGGCCATTTCAATATGACCCCGTTCAATACCCGTAATATCGCTGCGCCAAGTAGCATAAGTATCAAGTATCTGATTAACAATTCCTTCAGAATCCCATCGCCCATGTCTAACATCCACCACCCATAGCCGGCGCTTGCGATCAATACCCACAGTAATACCAAACGTCTCATCGTTCTCTTCCTTTTGCCCGATAGCCAAGTCCCATGCCGTGTAGTAACTCATCTCGTCATAGGCCGGTTGCTCCTGCATCCGGTATCGCGGGAACATATCTCGATGAAAGAACTCACCATCTTCCGCAACAGGGTTTTGTTGATACAACGCCGACCAATCCCTGTCACCCACAGCGCGTTTGATGCGCTTAAGCGCGTCCAGTGGATATCGACCTGGGTGCAACGCGTCACCTTTGCGACGGTAGCGCTCATCCTCAACCGCCACCGCTGGATAGCGGATAACTTCCCACTCATCGCCCTCACCTTTGTCCGCCTGCGTCAGTAGCCAACCGGCGAGATCATCGTCATGCCAGCGAGTAAGAATGATAAGAATGCCCCCACCCGGAGCCAACCGTGTGTAGGCCGTTGACGTATACCAATCTTTAATCGTTCGACGGCTCGCCTCAGAGTCTGCTTCTTCGCGGTTCTTAACGGGATCGTCGATAACCAGAATATGCGCGCCTCGACCCGTAATAGGACCACCCGTACCCACAGCCGCATAACCACCATCCTCAGTCGTTGCCCATCGATCAACACGTTGCGTATCCCTATTCAGCTTCGTTTCTGGAAAAAGTTTCCCGTACTCGGGGGTTCGGATCACCTCCCTCACTTTGCGAGAGAAGTCCAGAGCGAGGTCGGACGCATAGGAACACGCGATGAACTCATGCTCTGGGTAACGGCCTAGATGCCAAGACGGGAAAGAGCGTGATGCCAGCTCACTTTTACCGTGACGCGGTGGCATAAATAGCATGAGGCGTGGCGATTTCTTCTCCGCCACATCCAATGAGAACTGCTCTAGGCGCGCACAAATATCCTTATGCACCCAACCGGCGTCGTAGCGGTCGTTGAAACGCTGCACGAACGGCAAGAGGTGGCGACGACACAGTTCACGTTGCGCGAGCTCCTGCTGCGCGATGCTCTGCTTGTCATCTTCACTGATCTCCTCCTTCTTCGCCCGCTGCGCGTCGCGCTCGGCACGCACCCGTTTCTCTCGGGCGATACGCCCGTGTGCTTCACGCCGTTCGCGGTCCCGATCATCGGCTGAGGTGTGCGCTTCGTTGAGAATGTCAGCGTTCGCTTCCTTCAAGCGCTCGTTTTCACGGCTCTCAAGTGTCCTTTCGTGCTTATCGAGACAAAAAATACAGACCCGTCCAAGGTCAGGGACGTCTTTGAAGAGGCTTAAGGGGTGCGAGTGCTCGCAAGAGGGGCAAAAATCGAGTGTGGCGCTACTCTTCGCCATCGATCACCTCGCCTTCAATGGCTTCAGGCAGCAGATCAGCGTAACTGAACCCCGCCATCTCCATAATCTGACTGTCTTCGAGGTTTTCGAGCTGCTGACGACTCGTGATCTGGGTCACATTCACGTTTACCTCGGTCTTTTTCGTATCTAAACCGTGTAAGCGCATGTGCATTTCGACCCCTTTGAACCACTCCGTCGCGTTACTCGCCATTTTTTTACCCAGCTCGATGTCCGCATGGGCGTCAGCAAGGGTATAGGTGACGTTTTGGGACACAAAACGGCGATAATTGGCCAGAATATGGTCAACATGGGCCTGAATTGAGGGATTTTTCGCAAGAATGTTGGCTTTTCGGGTGTCGAGGCCCGCTTTTTTGCCCGCAGTCGCTACATCCCCCGTCGCGGCTAGGGTTGCAGCGAATTCTGTCTCCTGACGGGAGAGTTTTGGCAGTTGATCGTGGATGGTTGCGACGTTAATCGCCTCCATCCCTGCTTCGATATCTGTGTCTAAGGACATGGCTTCCACAATTTCTCGAAAAAAAGCCCTCAACCGGAATTGAGGGAAGATCCACAAAGGACCACACATAGCAGTAACAAATATAGACATTGCCACTACTTAGCGCAACTTCCTCGTGATCTCGAAATTGTGTCCAGCGCGTCCTCAGTGTCTCGTGAAGTCGAACGGCGTATTCGCCATAGAGCGAATCGCTTCCTCCTGATAGAACGCATCGTTAGTTAGATTACGCTCAAAGTACCCCTGCCCCATCGAGCGGATCGTCATCTCACTGATCGCCTGGTTCATAGAGATAAAGCGTTCTAACTTCGCCGGAAAGATCGTGTCGGGTGCTTCTTGTTGATGGGTGTAGGTCAAGAGCCAGTATTCGGCGTCGCCCCACGGTTGGTGAACTTCTACAGCAGCCCACTGCCATTTCTGCCCCATCTCCGTCTGATGCAGGATCAACGGAACCTGTGTTGGCTCCTCTTCGATCACTGACAACGGGACGCGGGCAAGGTTGATTGCGCGTTTAGTCATGGTCATTCCTCGTGTCTTAGCAAGTGCATTGTCGGTTTACCGAGAAAAATTTTCAAAAAAATTTTTGAGAATCGACCTGCTGCCTCCCTATGTACCTCCTTGGTATTTCGGCCCACCCGCCTCGGATCGGTTTTCCGACAGGCGGTTTCAAAAACGGGCTTTGGAACCTTCGCAGGGTACCCCCTTAATCATACGGAGATAGAACGATGACAACTTACAAAGTCACCAACGTGAGCACTAACCAAGTGTTCTTTACTCGTCAGTCTAACTGGGCTGATGCCATGCAACGTGTCTGTGATCTGTTCGGGTGGACAGCACATGACATACGCGTAACCAAAGAAGGAGGGCTGAATCATGCCTAATACAAGCAGTGTAGTAATAGGTGGGGTAGCAGCAACTACCCCATGTGATGTAACCAAAACAGAGGGTGTTATGAAAACATCAACGACTAAGTTTGAGGCGACTTCGACAGCCTTGTCAACCTACAACGATCTCGTTGTGGAAATGCCATCAACGCAAGCAGTGCTTGCAACGGCCAACGTGGTGCGCCGCATGCACACCGACTACGCATGGAATGCGCTGGCAACAGCGATCTACCGTGCAACGCTCTGCCACGGTGCAGCACGCGCAAGCCTGCTCACCAAAGCATGGGCGGATATTGAGCAGCACGCCAAGGACGTAGCTTACGGCTACATGGCGGGGCTCGCGCTCACCCGCTCAACACAGGCACAACGCAGCGCAGCCATCATGGACTTGCACCCTGTCGCACTCCCCGTAGGTGAAGCTCGCACCTACACCGCGATGAACACACTCGATCAGCTGCGCAACACATTGCTCAGTGAGCCTGAGTTGGTTGAGACGCTCAAGCGCAACGGTGCTTCGCTGAGCGTCATGGATGAACTGATCGCGATCCACGCCAACACGCCTGAGTATCTGCGCAAGGAGATACGCAGCCGCATCATCTCCACCAAGTACGCGGCTCCAGAGCAGAAGTCGCGCGCGATGGTGAACGGCCAGCTCATGGTGGTCAAAACCACGGGTTTTGCAGCCATCGATGCCCTTGAGAAAGGCGGTCGCCACTATCGCGTCCGTCAGGGTGCTGAGAAGGCAGTGGTGCAGGCGTTCAAGCTCGCCTTCAGCTACGCCAACAGTTGCGAGTTCTGGCAGGGCATCGAGCCTCGCCAACCGCGCGATCCTGAGCAGGAGATATACCCCGGACAGGAAGACGAGGTATTCAGCTCCCCGCTGCAGGACTACACCGTCGGTGGACGCACCGAGCAACTGCAGTACGAGTCGAAGCAGGAGATATTCCAGCAGATCGCGCTCGACTACGAGCAGGCTTACATCGACGCAACCGCGTTGTATGAAGCGCTCGCGGCGCAGCTGAGCAAGGTCGGTGAGGTCACGTACCTATGGCGCATCAACGAGGACGATGCGATGCCGTTCACACCGATCACGGACAAGCAGGAAGCGTTCGAGGAGCTGGTGGCACGCAACGACGCCTACACCGCTCAGCGCTTGGCGAGCCAGATGGGCATCGAGGCGAAATCGTCCGACGAGTTGGAGGCGGCTGTCATGTCAGCCTTCAGCGACGAAGAACGTGCTCAGATCGAGAAGCTCATGCGGGTGGCGTTGTGAACGCCGCTCAGTGGCTTCGCCAGCATGCCAACGAGCTGGCTGAATTCGATGCACCCAACACGGATGTGCTCTTCTGCGATCTAGCGATCCAGACAGAGTTCGGTGTCATCGAGTACGTCGATACCCTCGAAGACGAGATCAGCGCGGCAGTCGATGCCGTGCAGGGTTTCGATCTTAGCCTCTGGGAAGAGGACGAGGACGAGGACGGCAACATCGAGGAAGAACCGCCGGTTGATACCGGTTGGAACTTCCTCTAACTGCAAGGGGGCTTCGGCCCCCTTCTTTATGGAGACATATCATGGATATGCTAAACACCCTGAAGAACCGCAACGTTCAGAAACTACGCGCCCGCGTGACCTTCAACGCCGATGGTCGCATCCAATGGCCTTCACAGCCGGTGAACCCTGTCGATGAAGCCATTGAGGCAGCGATGGACCTGCCGACCGTCGTGCGTCAGTACAAAGTCGGTGATACCTGCAACCGTTGTAACGGCACCGGTCGTTACTTCATCCATACCAAGAAAATGTATGGCAAGTGTTTTAGGTGTACGGGAGGTCGCCTCACCGCCCGCGACATATCGTTCTTGGTTGACCGAGAAACCAAGGGCAAAGCGGTCTGCGACATACGCGGGTTCTAATAGCCCCTAGCCATTAGCACCTAACCGAGCGTCCCAGCGTCTCTGCGTCCCAGCGTCAGTGCGTCCCAGCGTCAGCGTCGTGTCATGTGTTAATGAATAAGGGTTACGTGAGAAGTAACACGGGACCATGAAGAGTTGAGTCCCATGTGATCAATAGGAGGTGTGGCAATGAACACATTATTAACGGTCGAATTGAACGAAGATCAAGCGTTTGCTGCTCTGAGCGCGCTTGACGAAGAGTGTCGGTCACTGAGCGAGTGGCTTGCGGACGCTGACGAGGGTCACGATGTCCGTGTCGAGTGGGTCATGGACCAGTATCACGCGACATGGGACGCCTATCAGCGCATTGCCCGTGCCCTGGGACTAACGGGAGAGCTCCAATGAACATTTACCTAACGGAATCTCAGATCACTGAGATCATGCGCCTGTGTTACGCGGCCATTGACCATGAACAGGCGGAGTTGAGGACCCCTGCCACGAGCCAATTCACCCGTTTCCAGCATCGCGTGGCGGAGATGGAGATTGAAACGTGGCAATCGATTGTGGACACCATCGCCATCACGCGTGAAATGGAGTTTACAGCCGGTGTCGATGGGCCTGTGTCACGTGACCTGTGATACGCGGCCTCTTGCCGAAGGGCAGGCGTGGTAGCGCACGTTAAACGTGTCCCGTGTGATACGACCTGAGCATGTCGCAAAACGGCTCATGCCCTGCAAGAGAGTATCAGGGTTCACGGGTCGCTTTTTTAGTGTCAGTGTGTATACTTCTGTCGAAAATGAGACGTGTCACAGGCAAATGGCCGTGTATCACGGGCAAGGATGTCCTTTGGACATGAATCCGTGTCCTCTAGGACATGCTTTGGACACGCTTTTTTTCAACCATGTCCGCCGCTATCCCGCGTGGTTACTGGGTTTGCGGCATCAGCGGACGCGCAGGACGTACTTTTTGCTCGCATACTTCTATATATCACAACTTTTTATAGAGTAAGCAGCCCTATGGCAAACTTGAAAAAGTGTGTCCTCCACGTCCTCTGGGTCCTGTCGCCTTTGTACCATATCGTTGTAAATCAGTGACTTACGGACGATAGGCGAGGCGCGGATGGGGACATGGTTGAGGCTTTAGCGGACATGGATTGGACGTCAGAGGACATGCTTTGTGTGTCCCTTGCCGTAAGTTGTTGATGCATAAGGGAAAGCATCAAAGTACAACCATGTCTCCATTAGTAGGTGCTAATGCACGAATAGTACATTTCCGACATAGGCACCCGCGCGATACCCTCAAATGGAATTTGGACACCATGTACGTCTACAACCTCGCTGAAACACGCTACTTCGCCGTCACGGGACATCACACGGCAGCGCTCGTTGGCACCTACGCCACCATGCAACTGGCTAAGGACGCCGCTCGGGTCCACGCCCTCAAGAACCTCTATCAATGCAGCCTCAACGACAAGACACTCCAATCCGGCAATGAGCTGATTGTCGCGCTGCACGATGACCCCGAGGGCCTGAGCCGATCACTCACGATCATCAAGCGCGAGGTCATCGGCTACACCACCACGATTGAGTCACCCAGTGCCTATGCACGGCTCAAGCGCGTGGCAGAGTCCGGTCCGGAGATTGACACCGAAGAGTTGGAGTCATAACCTTAGCCACTGCCACTAAACCTATAAGCAATGGCTAAATCACATGGCACGACACAACCCCTATAAACGTGCAGCTCGCATGAGTAAGCACCTGACGAAAGACCTCGCACTCGTGTACGCCTCGGTCCATAACGGCTGGATGGTGTACCACGAGAAGCGTCAGTGTCTGGTCAAACCCAGTGAAGAGCTGGCCTATGCGCTCAACCTTGAGCACAAATGGACCATGCACATGATCGCGATGGGTCGCATCCCGCAAACGGGTGAGATCTACTTGCGCACACAGGTGGTCAGTGCCACTGAACCGAGACGCCGTGAACAGTTGGCGGATGAGTACCTTGACATCCACCAAGCGCTTGAGGATTCCATCCCTGAGCACCAGTTCATTGGCCTTGGGAGCGTTGCCAGTACCAGT